CACCAGTGTTTTCACTGGTCAAAATGGTCACTCGGGGTAATCGTCCAGCGTTCCCGAGTGCGACTCTCGTCAAGGCAGAATCTGTCTTGAGAAGGTTGGCGGCGGAGTTGGGTCAGATACACGGTGGTATCTCTCTCCCGGTTCCGTCGTTCTCTTCTCCAGATCCTGCCTCCCGTTTAAAGAAGGTCAAGCAATTTTCCGTGGGATTGCTTGAAAACCCGGTTGACCACGATTGGTCGAAGATTAGCGGCTATAGTCGACTTCGTTCTTCGGAACGGTTGAGTATAGCTGCGTCTTTGTTTCTCTTCAGGAAGTGCCTGCCTTCCGTCGGAGCTGGTGCTGAAGATCACTTCCAACGCGTTTGTGCCCCAGAAGTTCCATTGTCGCCTCGTTACTTGGCGCATATGGAACGTCATGTGAAGCGGATGTTTCCATCCGGCTGGGACGCTTCGTATTGGAAGCACGTCTCTCGCACGGTCCCCTCGGTTTCTGCTGTGATAGGTAGTAGTAGGGCGAAAGGTGGTGCCCGCGCTGTTGCAGGGAGTCGTAATGACTTCCTGTCCCGTGCACTCGGTGACTGTCCGGCTGGCCTCTCTAGGGAGGTCGCTTGGGCCGAAGTCGAGTGTGACGGTAAGATGCGCGCGGTGACAGTTCCGACTGTCAGTCATCACCTTTTGCGTCCCCTACACCACCTTATCTACGACAGACTGACGAGGTTTCCTTGGCTTCTTAGAGGTGAAGCCAAACCGAGTCGGTTCCAAGATTTCAGGCCTGTTAAAGGCGAGGTTTTCGTCAGCGGAGATTACGAATCCGCCACCGATCATCTTCCTCTCTCTTCCGCACAGCTCATTCTTCGAACTCTGTTATCTACGGCGACGTCGATTCCAGTTTCGGTGAAAGAGGCTGCTGTTGAGTCTCTCTCCGCTCTCATCCGTTATCCGGATAAGGTGGGAGTTGCTCAGAGGCAGCTGATGGGTAGCTTGCTTTGCTTCCCGTTACTGTGTTTACAAAACTATATCGCCTTTCGTTTCATCTTTTCCGACCGTGTGCCGGTAAAAGTGAATGGGGACGACATAGTTTTTAGGGCGAAGAGGGAGGATTATGAGAGGTGGGCGGGGTTTGTGAGCTCCGTTGGCTTGCACCTCAGCCGCGGGAAGACGATGGTTGATCCTAGGTTTTTTTCCCTGAACTCGACCTTTTTTAGGTCTGGGGAGAAAACCAAGTCAGCTACCCGGCTTGTCCCTGTCGTTCGGACTGCCTCTCTTTTGAGGTCAGTTCACGAGGGGGGCGTCGGGGGGCTGGCGAACACCATGCACCGTTTTTTGGACGGTTGGCGTGGTGTAGGACGCATGCGTCTTCAAGGC